TACTTGTTACTCTAGAAGCCCTCGTTACACAATTTGGTGTAACTATTAGCATTGGGTCCCTCGTATTGGCGAAAGCTGGTCTTGGGAGAAGCCTTCTGCTTTAGCTGAGGGAGTCTTCACGGAGGGTGTGAAGAGTGCAATGTGGAAACTTGCCACTAATGCAACCGATATGCCATGTAGTGATTTCTATCTCCATATCCAAAAAGGTGTAAAAGAAGCTATCTATGAGATGGACTTAAATAATCGCGAAATCAATTAAGCGATAGACTTCGTGAACCGATTAGGATTGTTATATGAAATGGTTTATAAAATTAAAATATTTTCTTTCTGGAAGACATTTATTAAAAACCCAACATGAAATGAAAGTAACTTGTAGAATTGAAGATGTTTATAAACTTGCGCACCTTCCTGAATTTATTCATGCTTGGATGTATACAAATAAAGAAATTGAAATTACTTCTCCGCATGAATGGGGAAAATTACAATTCAAAGAAGTTACTATACGATTTGATGTGATTAAGCGAGAGATTTCGGGGGCTTCTTGAGCTCATTAGGACCTAATGTCTCAAATCCAAACCCACTAATCATACGTCCCATCTTCTGCCTTATACCTGTGCCGTAGTAATCGCCCATTCCCTTGGGAGATTTAGGTGTGTGGGCTTGGTCGCGACTGGTTTTGGTTCTATTTTTTTTCATTAGATTGCCTTTCATTTGTCTTGCACATTTCTAATGCTTTTCTATATTTCTCTTTAGTCGCTTCATTCATAACAGCCGGATCGGGAGGGCGATAAACATATTGTATTTCAGTATTATTTCCAAACAGGAAATGCACTGATTCATCACTATCCTTCTTCATCGTCTCTCATAGTGCTTTTTCTGCCATAGGGGAGCACATCGACTCTCATCTTAGGATTACCCTCGTGGCCTACAGGTTGATTGATACCGACGCCGTAATGAGTTCCTGCATTAACGAAGTTACTTGATCGTTGATCGTATTGAGGACATCTATAATCCCAAGGAGATTTCTGGGCATCTAAAGGTTTCTCCCTCTCACGCTCATATTTGATGCGATCGGGATCAGCCATCTTGGATTTTTCAGAGATACGCTTATTAAATTCTGTTTTTTTCAGTGCCATCATGCCTCTTAAATTGTGCCCATTCCAGTTTACCGGCGGAATTTCAGGGCGACCGCCTCTAGCAGGTTCCCGAACTACGTTATACATGCAACCACTGAGTGTATTCTACTTTGGTCACCACGCCGCCTCGTTTAGTTATAGTCCGAACGATTCAAAGGACTTGAAAATAGCAGAGCAGTTCGATTTCGAGTCTCTAATGCTAGCACTAACTCTGCTTAAATTAGTTTCTATACGCAGGTTTTAGAGGGCGTCCTTTAATCTTACGCTCTCCATCGATCTGCTGCTCTTTAATCATCTCAGTTGTATCCTCATAGCGCATTACAGACCCAGCGCCTTCAGCGGAGCTTTCGTCTTTAGTATGAGCACCATCTGGAAAGCGGGAATCTTTACCAGGTTTCCCTGCCCAAAAGCTGTGATCCGAAATATGACGGCCTCCGGAACTAGATTTTCCCATTTTTTGACTGTCTACCATAATTGCCTCGTTAAGTATATAAATACTTTTTTTATTTATCTTTCTTTATAACATCAAATCCATATGTGCTCAAGAATTCTTTGCACCAAGCTATCTTATCTTCTACCCTCTGGCCATATGGATGAGCTTTTGACCATAATTCTAAATTCTCTACACGATTATCGGATTTAATCCCATTTTTGTGATGAACCGTTTCTCCCTTTTGCAAGGGACGGTTTAGAAATTCAGACATAATGAAAACATTCTCAAATATATCTCCATTTTTCCATGCATTTGGATGGTCCGATTTGTGAATTTTTCTATAACCAAATTTGGTTAAACAACCCATTCCTTTTGGGGCTTTTTTCAAATCCTTATCTGATTTTATCCGTTGGACGCAAGAAAACTTGGCCCTTGAGGGCCGTGATGAATTGCGCCTTGTTTTAAATTCTTCCATTTTGCTAAACTCCTCTTGCTGTAGGAAGATACAGCCTGAGTACTTGTTACTCTAGAAGCCCTCGTTACACAATTTGGTGTAACTATTAGCATTGGGTCCCTCGTATTGGCGAAAGCTGGTCTTGGGAGAAGCCTTCTGCTTTAGCTGAGGGAGTCTTCACTTCTTTTTTCTCGATATTCGGAATCAGACCTTCTTCTATTAATTTCGATTCTGTATTGAAATTTTTTGCAACACTTAAGGCTACAATATTTCTCAAAAGGCTTTTTCGGGCCAAAAGCAATATTACACTCTACGCAATTCTTCATATCTAACCCCTTTAAGATTAGATAATTATAACATCATTCCTGATTGATTCCCAGCCATTTGCTCTTGATTTTCCTGAGGTAATCCTTGAAGTTCCCCAGAATTTTGCCCCGATCCCATAATCTCTTCAAGAAATTTATTTGACATAGCAGTCTGTTTTGCATCTACTTTCTCCCGATCCTCATTCGCCTCTTGGCGGTAATCAAAACTCTCTATTTCATGCATTTTGAGGTTGGCTTCGACTTCTCCGTACTTCGCAATAACGTCCACCAATTTCTCAAGCGCTTCCATCTTGTCTTTAGTAGCCAACGCACGATTTCTCGAAATCTCGCTAAGACGCTCCTCAAACAATCCAATGTTACTTTCAGCTCTGCCATTACGCTCCCGTGCTGTCGAAATGTTTGATACAGCTTTTGAATAGAGTTCTTTAAGTTTTGCGTCTTCGAAAGCATGTTGTACCGCCGTTTGTTGTTGTTGTAACTCATTGGCTTGTTGTTCCTGCTGCTGAAGAAATTGGAGAATCTCGGCTTTTCCTGTGATATTGAGTTTGGGAACGATCATAGAAGGGGGAAAGACTTCTCGGGAGAAGGAGGCATTGATATCCATCATCTGCTGAGCCTGTAAATTCTGCTGTGTAGGCGTTAGATCGGCCTCTTCAACCATGGTTTGGAATTTACTAAATACGCGACTGTAGAAAAATGGGGAAGGCTCTTCACCAATAATGAGTTTAACCTTTTCCGCATTCCACTTATGGAGAACAATTTGAAGAAGTCTTTCTCCCAAGAGCTTATCCGAGTAATCCCATTGATCGAAGTATTTTTGGAACACCATGAGATTTGCTGCTTGTTTAAGCAACATCGTGAGACTCGAGATTTGTTTATCATTTTGACCGGACCAGTTTTCTAGGTTAATGCCTGAAGTTTGGAAGATAAGATCGGACATCTGCTGAGCAAGAGCCAAGTCCGATTCAGGTACTGCACTAGGGATGATCTTCTCGCAATCGGTTAATTCGTAGCCTTCATTGATAATAACATCCCAACCCTGTCCCGCCTTTTTAAGGTTGTCTTCGTTAGCGACAGCTCCTATTTTGCGCTTCCATCCTGCATTGATAGTCGCTGCAGCTATATCATTGTTATTAATTATTTTATAATTGAATAAAAACTGAGGGTCGCGCATAGTCCTAATAAGAGAACGTACACGCAAATCATAATAATTAATATGAGGATCGTAATTCCAATAATAGGGAATAAAAGGGCAACCATCAAAACCCAAAGGATTATCTCCCTGAAACATAAGCTGATCATTAAGAACAACTGCCAACTTCCAACAAGGAACCTCAACTGTCACCTCTTCCATATCTGGAATTTTATATAGAATCTCTTCTAGCTGCCCCTCTCCTCCTCCGAAATCAAAGAACTGATTGCGTGTTTTGCTGTAAAGTCTTTTCTTCTTTTTCTTCCACTTGTACCATACATATGAGAGCACCATGAGATCGTTGCGTGCCATATTGTAGTTCTCAGGGAGAAAATAGAAAGACCCATAGCGCTGGGGAGTTCCTGCCATCGGTGTAATAGCTTTTACTTTATCGGGGAATCTGTCTTCTGCCTCCTTCTTAGAGATATATTCTTGGCACCAAACAAATTGAGCGTCAGACATGTCAGGATTTCTGAAATACGGGTCCACCAAAAAGGCGTTATATTCCCATATTTTTAATTTTAATTCACCTTGGGCCGGATCATTACCGGAGAAGTCTAGGTAAGGCTGAGCAAGAACCATGCCAGAGATCGCCGCGAGTTCTTTACATTTGGATTTTTGTTCATGTAAAGCTCCTGCATTAGCCTCGTGAATGATGAGTTTAGTATATTGATCACATGTCTGAGGGTCCGCGCCTTCGGAGGCTTGATACATCCATTGCTTACGATGCTGACGTTCATAGCCTGTAACCATATTGATCGGCTGTTGAACGAGGTTAAAGTAGTATTGTTGATAGGAGGTAGTTGGAGAGAAATTAAAATATCTATTAACAAAATTCTGAGAGCCGGCATAGAAAAGAGTGTCGATATTGCTTTGGTTCCAGCGGCTTTGTTCTATTGGCTGAAATTTAGAATAAAGATTATCTAACCATTGTCTGACGTTGCCTTGAGAAGGTTCTAAAGCCCCGTTCCATGGAGGGTAATAAAAAGCGATAAATACCTTACCTTAAGTTATTTAAATATACCACAGGAATTATATTTTTTAACTAAAGGTAATATTATAATAAAAAATTTATTACTTCAACTTAGCTTTTCCCCTCCTAATCAGGAGAATACTATAACTCAAACACTATTGCCCTGCTATTTGGGGGCATTAATCTCCAGGGTTGTGTTGACCCTGGAGATGCCATATTTTACGGAATATGGTTTCCACTTTCAGAATGGTTAGCAAAATTACCATCGTAAATCCGCTCAATATAAAAATTCCCTGTGGAGTCTTCATGTCAAAAAGACAACTCGGATTGCTATAGCAATATGCAAGAAGCATTCCCACTGCTAATACCCCAGCTCCTATAACCAGTAAAATATCTAAACGAAATTCTTTATCTACTTTGCATTGGGTGCAAAAGACATTGCAGAAGGAAGGTCCTACAGGATTGTACATACGCCCAATCCAAATCCTGCTAATCCACCCGCTACTGCTCCGACAGGACCCACTGTAGCTCCAAGCGCGATTCCTGTTAAAGTAAATGCACCTACGCGCATGGCTTTACTGCATCCATCATCTCCACAGGCAGCATCAAAATCTCCGGCTGTAACATTACTATCTATAAATTTATTGTTTTGGTAGCGGTTTGATCCATAAGTCTCATAGGTAGTTTCAAATCTAATTCCCGACGACATAAAATAAGTTCCTTTAGGTTGCTTGGTGCAGCATGCATAGTGAAGAATACGTAAATTTATCGCAATAATAATTTATTTACTCTCTATCTGACCAACTTTTTTTAAATGATCATCCCATCCTCTATTCATTCATTAAAATCTCCTAGTTGGCTGATATTTGTTTTGTAGCCATTCTTGCTGCGCCTTGTTATGAGCCTCATAATCATAATACGCTACTTTGTGAGTGTACATGGCGTAGCGCATTGCATCTAGGCAGTGATCATCCTTCTTATAGGGCTTATCTTCACCCTTCTCAGAGGCTTTTGGGTCCCACACGTATGACTCTACCTCGCGGATGGTATTCTTACATTCCGAAATTATCCTTAATCGCCCCTGCTGCATTTCGGATACCATAAATTCAATGCCGTTCTTTACATCATTATCGGCATCTACAACAGCTATCCCATAACGTCTGAATTCTGTCTTTAAAGCTGCAGCCGATGGGTCAATGTAAAGCGCTTTTACAGCATAAGGCTCGAGGAAATCCATTACATATTCTCTTTTCTCCGCCATAGTTATGGCCCTTCCTCGGGCTTTACAATCCCATACAAACTCTTTTTCAACCCATCGCATCGGCTTATCTTGTGTACTCTTGCCTGTGTTTACACCGATAAGGAGGCAAGCAAAGTTGTTAGAGCTTCCATCATCTATGCCTGCTACCCAATATTCGGCGCATTTGGGAGGAACTGGGCCTGTATGAAGTGCTCTATCAAAGAAATCAAAGATTGCGCCTTCTGCAAGACACCAAAGGCCTAGATAATTACGTTGATAGAATATACCAGATAGGGAGTTTCTAATACGGTTCTTATACGATTCCTCTAGATAGGGATTATCGCTAAGCATGAACTGCAATGCGTAGTAGTCTGGATTGCCATTAGCGGCCTCATCAATCCACTTCTTGACCTTATGGCCTGGATGGGAGGGGTTCATAGAGGCATAACCCTTGCTATGAGGATTACGTAGCCTTGTATCGATCATATCAATGATATATTCGGGATAAAGTGTAATCTCATCGCAATAGACGAGAGACATAGATTTCCCTTGAATTGCACCTACAGCCCCCGAATCCTTAGCACCTGTCGTGGATATTGTCTTGTCCCTAAAGATTAGTTCTCTATCTCCTTTCTTCCATGCACAGAAGGGCCTAAAAATCGCTAAAGGATCTGGCATACCTGGCGCTTTTGGTTCCAATAAAAGTCTTATTGCATTATCATATATTGTCGATGATGTATGACCTAACATCCATATTTGGGAGTCTGGGCATTGGTCGACAGCATGCATAAAAGCAAAGAGCGAACCCATGGTTTTACCCGAACTTACAGGGCCATGAGCCAAATTCCACCTTGCGGTGCTTTTAATAGTAAATTCGAGTTGTTTAGGTGATAGAGGTAAATCAGTCATGGATGAACAATATTCAAAAATGATCTTTATAGACAAGGACTGGGAAGAAAAATGGAATGAAAGCGATCCGGCAGTTCAAAACTTCATTGTAAATATGTTAGTGAATAACATTCGGCGTAGTGAACTTGAGATAATGAATGAAATGAAAGAGAAAGAAGAAAATGAGTGATATTTATAATTTAAAACATATTGATGAATGTAGTCTAGAGGAGTTGCAAGAAGAACTAGACGATGTTGTAGATTATTTCATGAAAATGAATATAAAAGATAAGGAAGAACCTGCAACGCAAGAAGATATAGGGCTCTGTTTTATCGTTATGAGAAAGGCTATTAATATACTTATACAAGATAGGGAATGAGAAATAGAGCCAAGTGCAAGTTATGTGAATCTATTATAGAGAGCTTTCATTCAACCGACTACGTTATGTGTAAATGCGGGGCTATATTTGTAGATGAAGGGAATGCCATGCGCTGTGGGACTAATGATTGGAATAACTTTCTTCGCGTTGATGACGAAGGGAATGAAATAAAAGTAACTATCAAGATAAGAGGAGAGCCCGAGGCAAAGGAATCAGTCGCAATTCAAAAGTGGAATGAGGAGGAGATAGATAACATTTCCCCACACCTACAGCCTCGTAAGCCTTCAAAGGCTGAGCTATTGGATATCCTTGAGACGATGGTAAAGCGTATAGAAGATTTACCCCCAGATGCTCTTTATGCAGCAGTCACCCATGCTGATTTTGGTGCTCTTTTGATATTATTATCTAGTATATTGAGGGCTGAATAGTGAAAGCAATGTTCGTAGTTTATCTTCTAACTGGGCTTTCAATGGTTTTTATTTATTTGGGCCAGGACGCGATGGGTTTAGCTGGTGTGATGGTAGCTTGTACCATATTCCTTTGTTCTGTGCTTATAGATTTATCTAGGCTACCCAAATGAATGAAGAGCGGGACATAATTCATTTCCTTTCTTTATATATATTAAATTCATTGGAAGCAGCCTGCTCAGAAAATGAACTGCATCCCTCATTTTTTCTAAAGACCCTGGTGTATTCCCTTTCGCGTGCCTGCCTTACTATTGACCTTCCCCCCGAAAAGTTTAAAGATATTTTGCAGGGAATGGTTGCAGATTATGTCAGGAATTATAAGGTGCCTCTGAATGGAATGGATTAGCGTTAAGGATAGATTGCCGCTCAATCCTAATGAGGAAGTTTTAGCTGTTGATGCATATAGATGTATTCGAATAGCTGAATATGGGATGGGAAGCGATGAGACTATCAATTGGTGGGTCGATCAAAACTTTGCATGGGATGATGTAACCCATTGGATGCCATTACCTAAACCACCTAAATAACATATTCTTTTAATAATAAATCACTTGTGTTTAATTTGCATGCAATGTATAGTTGTTGGCATAAAGTAAACAAAGGAGATAAATATGGAATGGCTACAAGCTTTTATGATTGCAGGCTCAACATTAGGAGGATGCTATTGGATGCATAGAGAAAATAAAGAAATGTCGGATAAGTTTAATACGGAATCTAAAGACTTTCACGGAAGACTTTGTGCACTTGAAGAGAAATATATTCAGATGATGCAAAGGATTTTGGAGGAGCGGAAATGAGCAGTTTATATAGTCAATTACAAGAATATCTGAACGAATGTAAGGAAGAACTAGGCCGCTTAAATGATTCGTATGATTTATCTAAAGATAAAGAAGTGTTAAAAATGTGGTATTTTAAGAAAGGGCAAATAAGGGCAATTGAATCTATTATAAATAATTTCAATATATGAATAAAACATTTATACACATACAAAAAAATTATAAAAATCACCAATCACATTCTTTATGCAACGAAGCTATCACTGATTGGGCGTTTGTAGGGATAGATCATGCCTACTGGTCTCTCAAAAACCAGTGTAGCCTTATTATTTGTCCAGACTGTTTAAATGAGATATTAAAAACTTTTATGGAGAGCCAAGATGTGTAAAGAGTATTGGGAACAGTGCTATGAAAGAGCTACTGAGAATTTGTGTGATGAACACAATATAGATTGGGAAGATGGCGAGAAGATGTTAATCGCTCTCCTCGATCAAAACCCTCATTACTTGGATGGATATATAACATATGATTAAAGAAACTAAACAATGCTGCATCCGTCTACCACCAGATTTGCACAGACGGGCGAAGCTAGAAGCGTATAGCCGAGGGCTTTCTCTTCAGGAGTGGTTGAAGGCAGTGATTGATTTGGAATTGAGGCTTTCTGAAGAGAAGATAGTTGATCCATCACAGCATTGAATCTTTTATCTACCTCATCATGTACCATCGTCTCTAACGCATTGTCTTTTTGGCCGAGGTATTGTTTACCTAACCAAATAGACATTGCGGTATTCTTTTGAGATAGTTTCAATTGCGTTCTACGCATTGAAGCTTTTCCGCCTTCTGATAATTCTTTATATATAGTTGAAAAATCATGTTGATAATAATCTTGTGCTTTTTCCCTTACGGTATCAGGGTGAAGTTTCAGAACGCTAGCTATTTCCGATTGTGTACATTGAATGAAACACAATTCTTCGAACAATTTCCAGTCGATAGGTTTTTGTGGTCTACCGTTGGGATTATAGTTATTACCTTTTTCTGCTGCCATATTACATCTATAGTATCATTAAAGCTCTGATTTTAATTGAATCAGCTGCCCCTTTAAACTCTTCTATTGCTTCATGAATACATTTATCTAATATTGGATCATGTGGGTCAAGAGTAATCGTCTCATATATCAAAAAATCTTTACGTAATGTGCGTTCTTCGTCTTTTAGGGTTATAGCAATTTCTACCGGCATGAGTCTCCTTTTTCTATTTCTTGGCATACTTCGCATTCGGGATCATGGAAAGAGAATGGGAAATGTTCGTCTACCCATTTCTCTGTAAAAGCATACAGTCGGCCTAGGGATACGGTATCTTCGGTCATCTCCGCATTAAGACTATCCCTTAGAAAATCCAGAAGCATCGTTCGGATTTTTTTTCGTTGCCAATTATCATATTCTGTGGTCACTTTCAATTCCTTCATATTAATTGCGTCTGATAATTGTTAATTATGTTGCTGGTATTCATTTATTTTTCCTCTCTAGATCTAGCATAAACTATTAAGGATAAGA